GATGTGCTGTAGTTTTAGTTGCAACTGTAACTGTGTATACTATTGGAGCAGATGAAGATGCATAAGGACTAAGAAATCCTCCACCACCAGAATCTTTACTGATGATAAGATTACCATTTTGGTCCTGTATCGTATCTACTTTTAATATACTACTCATAATTATCTTGCCGTTGCCGGTATACTTTGTCCTACGTTAGCTACTAGAGGTTCTTCTGCCCAAGCAAAAACTAAATATGTTTGGTTACTATCATTAGCACCATTACTTGTATTCCTAATTTTTATTCCATTACTAACTAAATCTAACCAATCATAACTTCCTGCAGAACCATTTGTATCTGCTCTTAAATAAGCATTTGTTGGATTTCTTGGAGAAGTTTTATTATCAAACATAAACCAGTTATTAGTTGCTGTTTTTCTTTTTATGATAACAAATGCAGGTTTAAAACCTAAATATAGAAATGGCCCATCTGCATTTCCATTACCTGTATATTCGTAAGTAGTAAAAAATCCTTTTTTCTTTTTAAAACAATAAGCTACAAAAGTATTACCATTACCGTTTACTTGACCATCACTATCAACTGTAAAAACATCATTTCCTGCTCTTGTATTATTAAATACATTGTCATTAACTTCACCAGTATCACTGTCTAATCTCATATATTTAGTTGCTTCAACATTTGGATGAAGCATACTCCAAGCATCTCCAGAGTTTGTTTTTTTAACTAAAACAACTTCTGGTGCTACACCTAAACCATGACCAATAGTTGCGCCTGATGAACCATTACCATTGTAAGTTACGATACTAAATCCTGCCGTTTGATTTGCAGATACAGTTGAGTTTATAGTGCCGTCTGTGTTGGCTGAACCTGCACCACCTGCTTTAAAATTCCATGCAACATAAGTAGCACTATTTGAATTTACATCTCCAGCATTTCCTAAAGTAAATCCATCACTATCAAAAGCTGTTACTCTGATACTTGAAGTATTTTCACCATCACTCTTATTTGGAAAAATAGCTTTAGTAGTTCCTCTTATTACATCTGTTATAGTATGGTCATCATTATAACTTCTTGTTTTACACCAAACCAGGTCTGGTTGAAATCCAACACCTGTAATTGATTGTGTTCCACCATTACCTGTATAAAGTTTAGTGTTGAAGTGTAAGCTAGGTTTTGAAATTGTACTATATGCCATAATTTTTATCCATAAGTGTTAATATTTTTTGTATTTAATGCGTAAAATCCTGTTGGTACATCATATTCAAATAAAGATCCATTACCATTTGAACCTGCAGAAGATATAGCTGTTGTACCAAAAAATCCGTTGCCGAAGTTTATATCACAGCCACTATTATAAGGAGAAAATGAAAATTGATAAAATGCATCAAAACTAGTTCCTGCACCAGAAGGCAAAGATATTGCTCCAACTGCAGCATCAAAGTTTCCACTGTAAGCACCACTACCAGTTGCCCATGCTCCATTTTTACCAAAATAAAATTTTTGATTTGTTAAATCTAGAGCCATCATAAAAATCTCACCACTACTTATTTGTGCTCCATGTGTAGATTCACTACCTGCAACAATTTTGTTTCCATTAGCGATATTAAGACCTATGCCTGAACCAGTTCTATTCATTCCTGCATATGAATAATTATCTCCAAGATTTGCTGACAAAGATGTACTACAAACACCAAATACACCATCACTACCAGATGTCATTTTAACTTCACAATACCATTTACCAGTATCTGCAGCCAATGTGGTTGGTGCTTGTTTATGCTGTCCACCATTTTCTAACAAAGTTGTATTACCATTTGATGCAAGATTAGGATTAGTAGATTGTTTAAAGTTACCTGTTGAATTAGGATTAGTTGTAGCATGATTATTTGATGGTGTATCAAGTGCTTGTTTTAAATTTCCATTAACTGTGTAATTATTTGTTTGACCTGAACTATCTAAACCTAAGTTACCAGAGTTTTCAAATTTTAAATGCACACCATTTGTACCCCAAGATAAACCAGATGGTGATTTAAATTTCCAAATACCTGATGTAGAATCTGTTTCACCAAATTCTGTTGGTGCTACAACAGTTCCATCTACTAAAGCAACATGAGATAAATACCCATTAAAATATAAATTTCCACCACCTCTACCTACTTCATGTGGTGCTCCAGATTGATTTACACTTGTGTCAGTATTTTGTGATGGATAAGTTGCTGTCGCAAAAGAAGTTTCTTGTATTCCATTAACATAAATTTTAGCTCTGTCTGATGCTGTTCCTTGTGTAGTATCTACTTGAACAACAATATGATACCATGCTGATGTATCTCTAAATTCTCTATTTGTAACTAAATCTAATTGCATTGAACCTGTGTAATAATAAACTCTTAATTTATTATTTGAACTATCACTACTAAAAGTTATTCTTACAGAGTTAGTAGCTTGTTCATCAGAAGAAAAAAATGTATCATAACCCGCTGAATTATCTGCTGTTAATCCACTTCTTTTAACCCAAGCAGAAAATGTCCATGTTCTTCTATTTCCACTTGCTGCTGTTTTTGATAAATAACTATTTGCCATAATATTATCCTAGTTAAACTGTCCTGAGTTATTAGCACCAACAGATATTGTAATACTAAATACTCTGTCAGCGGTCTGCCCTTCAGCATCTGTTGCTCTTAATGTAAAGCTGTACGCTTGATCACTTGTAGGTGATGGTGCCGTACCACTTATTGTATAAGTTGCACTGCTTGCTGGAGATCCAGACAATGTTAAATTCATAGTCGTTGCTGGCGTATTTGCGTTTGACGTCAACACCGATGTTGTTTCAGTTATAGTTACGTTACTATCAGAAGATGCTTGAACATTCAATCCAGATATAGTTGATCCTGCACTAAATGATCCTAATGAACCTGCTGATGTAGTCCAAGAAGGTGAAGTAGACGCTGTTAAATCTGCGTTTGTAGATCTAACTGCACCACCGTCATTGTTTTCAATTCTAATAAAATATGATCCTGCAGCTAAATTAAATACAGCTGCGATAGAAGTTGCACTTGAATAAGATACAGTTACCGCTCTTGTAATAGCACCCGTTGAATTATTTATTGCTTCAACAATAGGCACAGATTGAAAATTAGTTCCTGCAATAGTTATAGAAGTATTTGTAGTTGGTGGAATCGTAAAACTTTGGCCTGAGTTATAAGTTGGTCTAGCAATTGTAGATATAGTTACAGATCCACCAAGAGCTACTGCTTGGCCATTGATTGTAATTTGTCCTGAACCTGTAAGAGCTGAGTTTGCAATATTTTGTGTTCCGGCAAACGTTGCACCACTAGGTATAGTTATAGTATCACCACTATCTCCTAATTGTACGTTGGTCCCGGATCTTGGACTTATCTTATTTACTTTTACTTCACTCATATTAAAACTGTAATGAAACCCCCCGAATTCTTGCTTCCTTGCTTCCACTAGCTTGATTAGCAAATTCAATTTTATATTTTAATTGAGTTCCAGCAGTAACAGATAAGTCATTGACTTTCGCCATCTTAATACCAGTAGCAAAATCTGGTAAAGCTGTAAGTGTAGCTGTTGAATAGTTGCTGCCATTATCAGCAGAAAGTTTTAGTACAATATCAGTATTCAATGCGTTAGTTCCAGCATTATCTTGATAAGTAATTACTGCACCCATCTTGTTTGTTGATTGAGCTGTAATTGCATTTCCCTCAAATGAACCAGTTGCATTATTTATAACTGTTGCGTTTGGTGTAAATGTAGAGGTGTATCTTTCAACTGTTGATAATCTTACTTCATCAATATAACCCTCAAAAATATAATCAGTTGGACTATTTGTTACTCCAAAAAGCAAACTTTTAGTTCCTAAATTCATAGTGTTAGAGTTTGTCCAATTAAGTTTATTAACTCCATCTAACCAAAGATTGTTGTCGCCAGAACCATCTCTAGTCCAAGCTAAATGATACCAAGTGTCATTTGATAAATCTACTCCACCATTTCTCATAGCTGTAGTATCATGCACACCCCAGTTTGCAGAAACATCGCCAGACGCATATCTTAAATCAAATACATTACCATCTGTCCACCATCTACCAACAACACCTTGATAAGCACCACCACCACCATTTTTTCCATACACCCAACACTCAACAGTTAAAGCACCAGCTCCAGGTTGAAAATCATTATTGTTTCCAGCATAAGCATAAGAATTATTTTGACCATCTATATATAAAGATTTAGTTCCAAATTTTTTTATTGCAGTTGAAAATGATGCACCACCAGCAAGTGTTATAGTTTCCCCAGTACCAGCACTATCTGTATTATCATCCATGTGATATAAGAAAGATGTATCACTATCGTTAGTAAATGCTGCGACTGTTGTAGCAACACTAGCCATAAATTCTTCGGTAGTTCTTTGGCAGTTAGTTAAATTCGTAATCCCAGAACTATCTTGAAATACATCAAAAGATGCAGAGTTAGTATTAGACGCATTAAGATTTTCTTGAGTGTGTACTCTTAATCCTAATGTAGAAATATCATTAACAATTTTATTATCATCAAATTCTGTTATGTTTAAACGAGAGTTTGATATAGTTCCTGATGCAATTGAACTTGCAGGGAATCCAGTGTATCTTAAATCTTTATAATCAGCCATATTATTTGTCCCTTAATAACCATCCTTGTGTTGAATCAACATAAACTAATGTAAAAGCGGCTCTTTCAGTTGACACTGTCATATCCGATGCTGCACCTTGAATATTATGTCCATTCCTTGCTACTGTTATATTATTTGTATCTGCTGTTCCAGCATAATCTATTATTGAAATTTCATTTCCAATAGTTGCAGATGCTGGTAAAGTTGCTGTAATAACTCCACCTGTTGTATTTACAAAATAACCTTCACCTGCTACCGCAGTAAAGTTAGTAGTTTTTATTGCTTGCCACGCTGTTCCACCAACACCAGTTGGTAAATTTACAGTTGCAGTAGTTAAATTAATAGTATCACCAGCTTCACCAATTTGTAAATTAGTTCCTGATTGAGGTATTACTTTATCTACTTCTAATTGACTCATTATATTACTACTAATGTTCCTGTTACTGTTTGTATTCCTGTTATTGTAACAGGGCCTGCTAATACTCCTGAATCTATTGTTTGTGTATCAGATAATGTTGAGGCATGTGTTGTTACATATGTTGTGGCTGTCATAGCTGCAGACGGAGCTCGTTTCGCAGG